AAAATAAGTACCCCCAATATTTTTATTGTACCACTTATCTGAATCCTCAAGAACTTCATTGATGAACATAAACTTTTCTTCGTAATAACTTAATTCTTTTTTACTTGTACAAAGTCTTAAAATTGTTCTTTTAAAATTATTTTTTCCTAAAGTTTCTACGTCTTGCTTTAGTTCATCATCTGATCCCCAATACCTTTGCCAATCAGACTCTCGTACTACCGTTTCTTTTGTCTTCTTACGGCCTTTCTTTCCTTCTTGAGCAGCCATGGCCCTAACACCTAATTTCTTCGTTCTAGTGGAGATTAATGACTTCTTACCAATATATTTCTTACCGGTTTGTATATTTTCTATTTGATACACAAAACCAATATGTTCTTCCATATTAATTTGATCTTCGTTTATCCACATATTATTCTGGTTGGCCTAATGTAATATCAATTGTACTTATTCCACCCGATAACACTCCGTATCCAGATACGTTCATAGTTCCATAGTAAGATGTTTGGAATTCCCCAGTATTAGTAGATATTGAAGTATAAGCTGGTTGACCATCTACTTTGAAAATACTTTGTAAATAAACTTGGTAAGGTCCTGAGTATGGTGTTATTCCATATGAGTTTGAGCCAACTGATAATCCAAATGTATCTAATGATAATACTTTTATATTATTAGTATTCCAAACTTCAATAGTTCCTCCCCCTTGAACTTGTGGATACTTAGTGATCTGAATAGATGTAGTAAATACAGGTGTTCTAGAAGGGGTTATGCTAGGAGTTGCTGTTGGACTTAATGAAATTGGTGGTTTACTTGGTGTAACACTTGGTGTAGCACTAGCTGATCCTGGGGGGTTAGCACTTTTTGAAGGAGTAATACTAGGTGTAGGCGATGGACTTCCAGGTATACAATTTGGTATTGCAACTGTTTCTTGAATAACCTTGTTCATGTCATATGGATCCATAGAATACAAAGTATAACTTCCAGCAGGTAATGAATTTGGCAATGTTATTGACTGGGCACCACTTGATATTATTGCATCATAAACAATAACTCCTTCAAAGCTTAATAGCATGTAGTGAACTAGTGAAGAAGAATGCGTATAATTAACTGATAATATCATATTAACAAGTTGCTGTTGAAATTGAAACTTTTACTGGTACTGTATATGGATCTATTATTGCATTAGGTGCTTTAGGGCAAAGCATTGCTTGTCTAAATATATCATCTAATCTATCCTGTAAATCACTATAACCAACTCCTCTAAACCCCCCATTAGTATTTGTTATCCTTGGATTTCCATTTGTATCCAAATCTAAGTAATTTTTTTTAGAAATATGGCTTGTATCAAATTTTAATACAAAATTCATGTCAGTTTTTTTTGACATTGGTACAGGCTTTCCAAATTTACCTACTGCTAATAGATTACCATCATCATCATAAAGACCTAATCCAGTTGAATATGGAGTAAACTCAGATCCTGTAGCAAAATCAACCAATGAACTACTATGATTTACCTTGTCAATTAATAAGCTTGGATTATAAGACATATTAAATTCATCCTCATGTACTGTACATTGTACAGAGGTTTCCTGAATCGTATGCTCATTCTTAAAGCTTATAGTGTATGGTATCATCTTTTATAAATATTTTTTATATTTTGACTATATGCTTATGATAGGTAAATTATTTTGTAAAGATGTTAATACTTGATTTGCCGTATTGATTGCCGCTTGAATATTTTGAATTTTTTGTTCCTCGGTCATAGATGCTTTTTCGGCAGCTATCCTTGGATTTATTATTAATTGAATTTGCTTATTAATAGCATTTAATTCAGCTTGTAATATTTCTAACTCTATCATTTTTATTTTATTTAATTATATTTTTAACCGATGCAAGATTCATTAAATGTATATGGATTGTCTCCCGATGATCCTACACTAGGAGTTGTTCCTCTTTTTACACAAGCTGTATTAATATCGTCATCGTATACATAAACATAATGAGATTCTCCATCACAACCAATATATGCAAATGCTTCTGATAAAGGAGGAGGAGTACCGCCACTATTATGGAAGTAGTAAGTAACTCCACATGATACACATCCATGAGTAACTGAGTTGTATTCAATTACTCTATCTGAACAACCTGCACTTGAACAAGAGTTGATATCACTTTGACTAATTACCCAGTTTGGACCTGAACAACGTGCCGTTCCTATGTCATAACAGTCAGGAGATGTATTTGGTGAACCAACGGGATTTGACTGCCGCCATGTTCCGATTGCATAATAAATATTAGGTCCAGTATAACATGTATTAACGTTTTGATAAACAGGATAATATGTTATAACACCTGCACTACAACTAAAGGTAGTTCCTATACTAGTAGAACCTGCAACTTGGGATGTATTAGCCCCACAACTTGGACTACATGTCTGAATAGTCTCTGTAGTTCCTGCATAATTTCCTGTACAGTTATAACGAGAGTCACGTTTTTGAGTTGTTCCATCACAATATGTGTACCAATATGTACCGTTAAAGTTTTGATTACATGTACAACTATCAGGAAGTACTCTATAAGAATTAGCTCCACAATCATTTTGAGTTGGCTGCCTATTTTCAGTCCCTACACAACTAGGAGATCCTACATCAAAATAATGATCAGCATTGAAAAATTCAAAAGTTTGTACACTATTTCCAGAAGGTGAAATTGAAGTACCATTTGTATATGCACTGCCATTAAGTGTTACATTACAAGCAGGTGGGTTGTTATAATATATAGCTATTGTTGTTCCCACCTCATAACTTCTAGAACCGGATTTCCAAGTTCCATCCCCAACTCCGTTGATATACACTACATAGCTATCTCCATTTAAACTATTTCGTGGATTTAAAATTACAGTTGCATAATTTTTAGATGGTGTAGGAGTAATACTTGGAGTTCTAGTTGGAGTTAAACTAGGTGTAACACTAGGTGTTTTACTTGGAGTTATACTTGGAGTAGGCGATGGACTTGGAACTACACCAAAGTAAACTTTGATAGTTTCAAATTCATTTGCTTGAGTACCACCACTATTCATAAATAATGTTCCAAATGTATAAGAAAGATTGCCAACACCAAGAGTAATTACCGTTGTAGGATTTACGTTATAAGGGACATATCTCTCGATTTTATCAATATAGTATCCAATATTAGCTGAAATTGTACTTCCTACTACATTGTATTGATTTTGACCAGCTAATATCAAGCTATAGTTAGTACTAAATGCTGCACTATTTCCAGTAGCATTTAATGTCATAACACCATTAGGGCTTTGAAGCTCAAAATAATACTTATACATTATCATACTTGGACTTGGTGTAGGAGTAGGAGTTCTAGTAGGAGTAATACTTGGTGTAGGAGTAATACTTGGAGTAATACTTGGAGTTAAACTAATACTTGGTGTAGGAGTAATACTTGGAGTAATACTTGGAGTTAAACTAATACTTGGTGTAGGTGTTAAGCTAGGTGTTGTACTCGGAGTAATACTTATACTTGGAGTAGGAGTTACACTAGGTGTTGCAGTTAAACTAGGAGTAATTGAAGGAGTAACACTCGGAGTTATACTAGGTGCTGGTGTTGTACTCGGAGTAACACTTGGAGTAATACTAATACTAGGAGTTACTGTCGGAGTAACAGTCATACTTGGAGTAGGAGTAACACTAGGACTAGGATTAATACAGTTAGTAAAACTACCAGTAACGTAACTTATCTTATTAATTGGATTGGTAGAATCTATTGATGCTATTTTAATAGCAGTAATATCATAAGAAGCTGAAACTACATTTCCGTATGGAACATATGTTTTAACATCACTAGAAGAAGCTGTTACTGGGAATGAAGCAACAAAAGTCTCACTTCCAGATACTGTTTGATAAACATTTGCAGTTAATCTGACTTCATTATATAAAGGTGTTTGAAAACTTGCAGAAGTTCCATAAATATAAAATCCATAAAGCTGGTCATTTGTTGGATAAGAAACTAAACATATTTCTTCAGCATTTATTGCTATTGTTTGAGATGGATTATAGTAAAAAGGATTAGTTATTCCCCATCTACTTATTGGTTGATACCATCCAGCTATACCAGATTCAACAGTTGTTATAGCTGTATTGCTAGGGAATAATTTTAAAGATGTTTTTAAATCAGAAGTTGCATATCCCCTTCTTATAAATGAATTAGAAATATCTAAATTAATGTCAAAACATCTAAATGATGAACTATAATATTTAACGTAATAATGTATTACATTATCATCCATTCCATAAAAATACCAATCACTTGTGTGATCTAAATCTGTCGTAACAAGTGAAAAAGTATTGCTATTAGAATCAGTAACAGTTGTGGAACCCGAAGATGCCATTGTATAAATATTTGTTACCGTACCATTTACTGTTTGATAAAAAGTTCTGTATGGACTTGTTCCACTTATTGTATAATATCCATTAGCTACCTCATATCTACCTTCTGTATCATAAAATAATTTTTTACCAATTGTTAAACCAGCACCATTTGTGTTACTATATAATGTACTTACATAATTTGGGTTTGTTTCAACCTTAAGCTCATGAGTAAAAACTGACTGCAAAGAACCAAGAGAGCTTCCTGATAATGTTGAAGAATAACTATATTTTGCTACAGCATTTGCCTTTGCTTTATTCCATGTAACTAATGCTTTATTATTTGCATCAACACCGCTTATACAACTCACCGATGAACTTGCTTCTAAAGTTAAACTTATATATCCTGGATTTGTAGTTAATTCAGCACATTCAGATAATGCAATTGTTTCATTAAAGACTTCACTGTAATAAATTGGGTTACCTTCTCCGCAATATGGGATTGGTTTTCCTGATGTATAAGGAAGTAATAATAATTTATTTATTCTTTCTACAAGGACAGGTGAATCGGCTTGTAATGAATTTTGAAATGAAAGTTTTAATGGATTTTCTGTTAATAATGCTTTTGGCGATGATGATAATGTTTTTGAAGATATAACACCACCCGACTGTTGATAGAAGTAAACTCCATCTGAATAATAGCCATTATTATTTGTTGTAAGTAAAACATTCCTTGATAAAACTGATCCATTTTCTATATATGGAGTTGTTGTATAATGGTGAAGAAAACTAGGACATGCATTTTCATTATAATCTTTAGAAGAATTAAGAACAACCAAAGCTACGATTAACACAATTATACCAAGTACAATAGCAAGAGGTCCTAATGTTCCTGCCAAAGCAGCCGCAGCTGAATATGTAAATGTAACACCTTCAATAAAACATCCACCCGTAACAACAAATGAAGCCAATATAGGACCTGCAAAGAAACCAGCAACAATTGAAATTCCAGCTCCTATAGCTATTCCTGCTTGTAAACCCAAAGAAACATTTGTATCAAAACCTTTAACAAATCCATCTGACATTTTTAATCCAGCATGTGTTTCTCCTGTTACCGCATAAAAATTTTCTTGTGTTTCAACATATTTTTGGAAATGATTGTCATTTGAATTCTGTCTAGAGCTAGCATGATAACCCATGTAATACTTGTACTTTTGTGGTTGTACTATTGTACTAGCAGTTATTACTTCTTTTACTAAACCAACGCCAGACATAAATACATTTACACATGCATCTGTGCCATCACTAACTGATAAGCTTGGCCATTTTTGTGGACCATATACATAATCAGTTACACTAGGAGCTACGCCAAATATAGCTCTCCAAGCAGTTTGATATACTGTTTTTCTTTTTTTTATTCCGTAAGCTCTGTCAAGTTCTCCTCCAACTTTATATACCTTTCCAGTTGAAGAATATCCATAATAATAAGGAAATGCAGGATTATCAAATGATGATTTTGACCATACTTTTGTATCTGTTGACCAACTTGTTATAGGTATTCTTGAATATAGATTTGTTGTTAGCTTAGGGCTATTTATAGAATCCCATGCAGAATAAACATGAAGACCCATATTATATTTGTATAAAGGAGTATAACAGTCATAACTAACTGTTGTAGAACTACTTAGCCCAGATGAACGGGATATTACACCAATGGATGCATGTATTTTTAAAAAATTGGTTTTATTTGTTTGATCTCCATTAACAATGACATATAATCTTTGTGTTACGCCACTTATTAATTTTACATCATAACCTGCAACAGGTTTTCCATCTGAAAAGGGAACAAACAAATCATCTATATTACTTCCTACTGATATTTCGCCAATATTAGACTCAAAAGTTATTGAAGCTATTTCTGCAGAACCTGTATATAATACATCAAATGTAAGATATCCATAATCTGTAGTTGATAGTTTAATTGTTTTAGACTTGTTATTATAAACTTTACCTATATAATTCTTAGTTACATTTGTATCTGTTTTAGGTACATATGCCGGCAAGCTAGATTTATAATCAGCAGCCGTAGAAAAAGAAAATGAAGAACTATAAGGTAATGGCATATCAAATATAAATATTCATTATTTTAAAAACAGTAGATTAATGTACCGTCACAGATCGCATAAGGGGCAGATCCACTTACAGACCCACTAATTAAACTATAAATGTTAGTGTTTGGTGTGCTTCCACTTGCAGTTTGTTGTTTATAATATCCGTTAGCAACAGTTTGAGTAAATGTAGAATCTTGGTACCAAGTAGAAGATATCATACCACTTCCGCTATATTGAGCATTATTGAAGAAAACAGAAGCAGTTGTGTTGCATGTAGCACACATAGCATCAGGTAATGTTGAACCAGTATAGTAACAGAAGTTCATTACTGTTACATTTGGTTTTTCAATAGCAGCATAGATAGTAGTATTAACATCAAATGTATGATCATACATACTAGAAGTTGTTATAAACGGATTATTTTTAACATTTACTCCGTGTTTAGTCCATCCTAATAAGTTACTTCCAGATGCTAAACTAGCTGTTACAGGAACAACGGTTCCATATGCCCTGGTTAATGAGAATGATGATGTAGTTTGAAGGCTACCAGAATTTATACTTCCACTTGCCACAGAATTAACTTTTAATAAAGCAAATGTTACCGTTATGCTGCAATCAATTTGTGGCCATGAATTAATATATCCTCTTGAATCTTTAACTACTGGGCTAATTGAACTCGCACTAACACCAGTAAATACATAAGATGTACTACTTGTTGGAGAAGTGTAAATTGATCCAGAATTTAGACTATATTCATATGGTCCTACACCACCGCTTACCGTAATAGTAGCAATTGATCCTGTACAATCAAAAGATGATGTTACTATATTGAAAGTTGGAATTGGTGAAGTAGAAGGTGTAATACTAGGTGTTAAACTTACACTAATACTAGGTGTAACAGTTATGCTAGGAGTAACAGTAACACTTGGTGTTATAGTAACACTTGGAGTAATACTAGGAGTTCTAGTAACACTAGGTGTAATGCTTATACTAGGTGTAATGCTTATACTAGGTGTGATACTTGGACTCGGGGTAATACTTGGAGTAATAGTTGGAGTAATACTTGGAGTAATACTTACACTAGGGGTAATGCTTATGCTAGGTGTTATAGTTACACTAGGAGTAACAGTAACACTTGGAGTAATGGTAATACTTGGAGTAATACTAATACTAGGAGTTAAACTAGGAGTAGCAGTAATACTTGGAGTAATACTTGGTGTTGTACTCGGAGTAATGCTTGGAGTAATACTAATACTTGGAGTAATACTAGGTGTTATACTTGGAGTAATACTTACACTTGGAGTAATACTTGGGGTAACACTTGGAGTAATACTAATACTTGGAGTAGGTGTAGGGCTAGTACTTACGGCCGGCGTTCTAGTAGGAGTAAGTGTAGGTGTTAAGCTAGGTGTTATACTTGGGGTAATACTTATACTTGGAGTAATACTAGGAGTAATACTTGGAGTAATACTAATACTTGGAGTAGTAGTAATACTTGGAGTAATACTTGGTGTAACCGTAATACTTGGAGTAATACTAGGAGTAATACTTGGAGTAATACTTGGGGTTAAACTAGGAGTAGCAGTTGTGCTTGGAGTAATAGTTATACTAGGAGTAATACTTGGTGTAGCCGTAATACTTGGTGTAATAGTAATGCTTGGAGTAATGGTTATACTTGGAGTAATACTTGGAGTAATACTTGGAGTTTTTGTTACTGTCGGTGTTACCGAAGGAGTAGGTGTTAAACTAGAAAACGGTGTCATTGTTACACTAGGAGTAACAGTTATACTTGGTGTAACTGTAATACTTGGAGTAATACTTGGAGTAGCCGTAGCTGATGGTGTTCTTGTTACTGTTGGCGTAGGTGTAGGAGTTCCAGTAGGAGTAATACTAGGTGTTATAGTAGGAGTTATGCTAATAGTTGGTGTAACACTTGGAGTAGCACTTGGAGTAATACTAATACTTGGAGTAATACTTATACTAACCGTTATAGTAGGCGTAGGGGTTACGCTAGGACTTCCTGTAATATCAGGGGTTCTACTTGGAGTTACGCTAATACTTGTAGTTACACTAGGTGTAGGCGTAATACTTAATCCAGGAGTAGAACTAGGACTTACTGAAGGTGTTAAGCTTGGTGTTCTACTTGGAGTTGCCGTAGGACTTAATCCAGGGGTAGCACTAGGACTTGGACTTGCTGTTTTAGTAGGTGTTAAACTAGGTGTTACCGTAATACTTGGAGTAATACTTGGAGTAGGTGATGGGGAAGCAAATATTGCCGTAAGATCATCACATCTTCTACAAATATCTACTTTAATATACCTGTAATCACTATAAAAACCTTCTGTTGTTTTTACTCTGTACAATGCTTCATAAGCAGATATTTGAGTATTTGTAATCCTAATTACAGTTGAAGAAGGAGTTTGCCATGCAAATCCAGTTGAAGGTTGTACTATTTCATATAAAGCAATAGAAATTGCTGGATGTATAGTTGCTAAATTAATATCATAGTATCCACCATTGCTGATAATATCTTGATCATATAATTTATAGTACAATTGCTTGATACCAGGAACTTGGGGTAGTATAAGTGTATATTCCCCAGTAATTATTGTATAAATACCATTTATAGTAATAACAAATCCTGGTGAAAGATCAGCAACCCATGTAGGAAGTTGAGAAGTTAAATAAGTTCTTACTAAAGGTATTTTACCATTTATGCTTGATATTCCTTCTTCATAAAATATATTTCCTACATGAACACTTCCTGAAGAAATATCATATAAATTTCCATTTCCATCATCAGTAATATAAAATAAAGAAGAAGAAACAACATATGATCCAGGCTTAATTCTATTTCCAAATAAAGACTTTGGAACCCCAACAACTCTAACTTTGTCTAGTGATCTAGTTGGATAGTTTTTGATAATTCCCTCATATACTTTTTGTGAATACCCAAAGGCATTTCTTAGTCCGGTCTGATTATCAAAATAAGGAGATAAATTATATGAACCAGATGAAACATTAGATCCGCTATAATTAGCTTGATAGTATAATTGATTTATTGAATCGTAAAGTGTTTTATTAAAGGATCCAAAACTCGTATCTGATGTAGATGGATCAAAAAATCCTGGTATGTTTTGTGCTGTATAAAACTTAATATCCGTACTATTGTTAAAGTCTTCCGCATTAGAAACAGTATATGAATACTGCTTGTTTAATGTGATAGGCGATAATACAACATCCCCGGATGAAAGTTTCTTAAGTACATACATATACTAAGACTAGTAGTCTAATTTGACTTGAATTAATGCTTCTTTAGTAAAATCCTTTACTATTGGTTTTGATATCTTAGCAACAGCCAATAAATCACCATCATCATTAAGTAATCCTACAGTTGTAATGTATGTTTGAGGATTATTTATTAAATCTGGGTAAATAAAGCTACCAGTACTATCTATAATACTAGGATTTGTAGTGTAGTTTAAATCTCCGTTTTTAACTCGAACATAAACAAACTTAGAATGAATTGTCTCTTGACTTCTAGCTGAAAGAGTTGTGAAAAAAGAAACTAAACGACCTGCATTATTTACATTTCCTGTTTGAGGAACTATTCCAAGACCTTTGTTAGCTGTACTTAATGCAAATGCATCGCCATTAATAACAACCATTCCCAAGTCAGGAAATACATATCCATAACTTCCACTAACAGTATTTGAAATAGCTTGTCCAGATCCTAAATTTCCGTTGCTACCTGAAACTAAATCAAAATAACGTCTTGAATTTATAAACTTATTTGTATTAAGATCTTTACTGTTATCAGTTAAATTCATTGTTACTCCTCCATTAACTATTGTTAAGTTAAAAGATGATGGTAATAAAGTTTCTTTATATTGTCTTCTAGCAAAAGAAAGAACGTAGATATTACTAACTTGAGATATACCAGAAAAACTTACATTTACACTTTCATCTCCATAAATTAAGTTTCGAATACTATTATAAACAATTTGACTATATCCAACTCCTTGTGGAGTACTTAATTTTGAATAAGATCCGCTAATATTTCCATATTGCATTGAAAATTGATTGTACCCAACAAAAATATCATTTGGATGTGCATATACCGAAGTATTTTTTTCATCTTCAATTGTATGAGTACTAGAGAAAACGTTTCCCGCTGATCCGGATGCATAAAACCTTACAATTGTTCCTGCATCTGCACTTCCAGTTGTAAATAATGGTCTTGTAACTGTTTCAGAAGCTACTACCGAGTCATCAGTTGCTAATTTAATATATGAGGTCATGTCTTATTATTTGCTTATAGTTAATACAGCATTATATCTTGCACCAGAATCTTTACCCATTACCTCTAAAGTAGTACTTACAGTAGTTGCGGTACCAAATAATGCTGTTGAATCAGTTGCTTTAATTGTAAATTTAGTTCCGCTAATACTTGTAGAAATCCTAGTTCCAATAGTTGCGTTAGGAGTTTGTGAAGAATTTGCCATATCACTAACTACAGAGAATAATCTAGAATCACCAATAGTAATAACATATCCACTTTCTATATTACTTGTAAAGTTTAAAGTAGATGGTTGGATTGTCTTAGATTCGCTTAACTTAAATGTATATGTTGAGTTAATATTTGATATAACCGGCAACTTAGTAGTTGTTGATCTACTAGCAGTAAACAATTTATATCTCATTAGTTGAGAATCATCTGGAAATGCCTCAATAACAGGTGTCAATTCTATTGATTCACCATAAAAAGCGGACCCAGATGGATGATTTGGATTATATAAAGTATAATCAATTTCATCATCAGATAATGCAAATTGAGTTATGTTGAAGTTACCTTTTGCCAACATCTCCCTTCCTTTTTTAGTTAAGATGGCATCAACTGTAACATACGTTGAATTAAGAATACCCATAATATTGTTTTATTTATTTATAAATATAGTTTTTTTAAAAAATTTATATATTAGTAACAAGATTAGTCTTGTTCTTGATTGTAGCAACCACTGTATCTAAGTTGGACTGTATTTCTGTATTAAGGTTTTGTGGTATAATGAATCCAGAATTATTAGTTATCGTACCAAATTCGTTATCCGTGAATGTATAATTTAGTATAATAGAGGTTTCATCTAAAAATCTTGACAAAAAACATACTTTATACTCAACTTGTTTAATTATCAAATCTGTTGCAAGATCTGCTGGAATAGAATCAGTATTTAAGATCCATTTACCTTGATTTTTTGAATAAACAATGTCCTTTATTCGTATTAATCTTTTTTGAACTCCACCTGGATTTGTAGGATCTCCTGTGTATGAATTGTATACAAATAAAACAAAGCTATTTTTATTAATAATAAAGTCCTCTGATATAGTACCAAATGTAGACCAAGCTTTACTATTATTATTTTCTGGATTTGAAAATGGTATAAATCTTGTAGATCCATAAACAAAACTTAGTCCAGATGATAATGTTATAGTTGGATTTGTTATACTTGGATCGATAGTAATACCAATTGAATTTACAACAGATGATCCTTTAATAGAAAAATCACCACTTTGTATTGTTTCATAAAGCATATTTCCCGAAGATATTGTCTTTAATAGTTGAAACTCTAATATATCAGTAGAAATTAAAGGAATACTTTCGTTAACGTTCATTAAAATACTTATTTGCAAATTAGAATTAGATGAATCTAAACCACTAATACTATTATCCGGAAAATAAATATTTACGGCACCTCCACCAGCGGTTGGTTTTCTATAATAAGAAACAAATAATGAATTCGCCGTAGAGTTTGTAGTGCTATAAACCGATTGTCTTATGATTTCAACATTAGAAACATATCCAGCACCATTATCATAAGTAAATAATTTTGCTTCACTCTTTACCATAAATGAATCTGATACTCCATTATTTTGTAATGTTGTTATTAATCCACCAATTCGGCTAGGATCTCTTAAGCTATCTGTTACACCAAATATATTAATTTTTGAATAATATTTTGTATTTCCGTCCCAGCTCCAATTAGTAGAGTTAGGGATATAAGTTGCTGATGAGTTGTCAGTATCTCTCTCAAGAAAGCTATTAAGCCTTGGTAAAATATCATCATCGGCTACATTAAAAACATAAAAATCAACTTCAGCTTTATTTTGAGCACTTTGTGTTATTGTTTTAAATTCCGTTCCGTTTTTAATTATTTTTATACTATAAGAAACACTTCCTCCAGAAGAAAATACGGGTTCAATTTTAAATTGAGAGCTAACTACATAAGATGTTGTAGAAGATGCTAAAAATTTGCTGTTTGTTATGTTACTATAAGACGAATTAATATATTTTCCATTTGCATTAGTTTCACCAATTTGATTATGATAATCAAATACACCATAAATTGGTACAAGAGATCCTGTTGTAAAGTCTGTTTGATAATCAGGATATGTGCTTCTAAACGAAGTCTTACCAGAGGCTATCTTAATAATAACATTTCCATTATTACCACTTGAATCATTTGGATTATATCCATTAAGATACTCAAAATTTAATTTAGTATCATTTGGGCTAGAAAAATAAAATACAGGACGGTATGAATAACCTGTCTCATAAATAAATCTTTTGTCGTTCTTGTTTTGTGAATTTCTAAAAAATCCAATAGTTAACTTATCATTAGGTCTAAATATCTTTTGAAGATCTCCTAAATTTTTATTAGAACTATTTAGTACATTTAAGTTTCCATCCTTATCACTTAGATACTTAAGTTCTAGGACAGTCTTGTTTGGAAGAAAAGAATCTTTCTTAAAATTATTAAAAACGCCAACTTTATTAGTTACAGTACTAACAGATCCAGATACAGAATAAGATGTCAAATAATTAGAATCTTTATTCTTTGTACCATCATATCTTGGTCCTGTATATGAGGTCATGTTTGTATATGAATCTTGAAACTTAAATGATCCTGTTATAAATGCGTTTATTCCTCGAACAAAAACATTATTTGATGTTATTGGATTTAAGTACTCTACTTTGCTATAAATTGAAGATATCTTTTCGTTAGAAACATTGTTTAAGAGAGCTTTATATTTTGAGTGGTTAAAAGCATAAGTATCATCTGATGTAAATGATCTATTAGTAGCGTATTTATTTTCATTTAAAGTTTGGAAATCACGATAGTAAGTAACATTAGATCCGGAAATACGTCCAGTAAAATATGGCATCCTATTACCTTCTAATTGAGAGTAATATTTAGCCTCATTGTGCCCAACAGTAGGTTTTATCCTAATTCTTTTAGAAGCAAAATGAGTAAGTTTGACTCCTGATTTAATCTCGGATCCTTTGCCACGTTCTAAAATAGAAGGCTCAACAATAACACCGACTGTAGTAGTAGATCTAGCTGGAGAAGAATCACTAGTAACCTTGAAAATTGTATTATCAAGAAACTCACTAAGTCTTATAAAATCTTTAAAATCTATCATTTGGTGTACTTGCTAAAATATTCTATCTTTAATTGATCTAAACCATAATAACTTCCCGATTTATTAGGATCTCCTAAGTATTTAGATATGTCAAAATTACCATACGTTGATGCAATATCTCTGTTTATTGCTTTTGCCGTTGAATTAGCAATACTTAGTGAAGCTAAAGAAGGTTCTAAAACTAAATTTTTACCTAATTTATTACTATAAACAAGAACCTTGTCAGTTATAGTACTTTTATTTATGTATATTTTGTTACTAACAGTTGTTCCTATACCTGTATATGGAGCACTATAGTAAAAAGTATCTACTGACCCTGTTATCATAGGATTAACTTGAGTCCCAACTATATCTTTGTACGTTATATAGCCAGTACTTCCATTAATTGGATTGTAAGGAGTATAAAATTTATCGATAAATGAAGCAGTTCCTATGTTTAAATCTGTTCCAATAGGAAATCTAACATTTAAACTAGCCGTTGGACCATACACGTTTTCTTGAATAGATCTTGGATTTAATACAAAAGCGTTAAAATCAGACTCTAAAATGGGGTAGTTCCATAATCTAATGTCAGAAATTGATCCTTTTAGTCTTTCACCAAACTTTGTTATTGTATATTGATCAGTATAATTTGCCCTATATGAAGCTGAAATATTATTATCTATTACATAAGATGCACTTCCACTAAAAGCTATTTGACCATTTATTTGATTTTTAACAATTAATTTATAAGTATCTATGTTAGCTGACTGAGATTGTTGCATCATTAATGACCACCAACTACCTGTGTATGCAAATATTGGTAGGTTTCCCATGGAAGCAGTAACTATTCCATTACTTCCACTAAGCTTCATTATTATATTTGCATTTGAGCTTGTAGCATTATTACCATGAATTAGGACTTCAACCGGGTATGTGTAATAAATTTGACTTTGTACAGCAAATAAACTCTTGGTAGTAGCCGATTCTATTGAACTTGACAGCATAAACCTGAATTCTGTTGTATATGTAGGTTTTCCAGAATTACGCCAATCATATTGAAAGTATGAACTTCCAGTCATAAATGTAAAATAATTGAATGTATTTGCCTTATAGGTATACATATCATTCTCATCACGATAGGATCTACCATGTTCTAGTGGAGCAACAATAGTATCGGGTATGCCTAAAGTCAATAAAAGTAATCTAAGACCTTCGTATGTTCCTTTTGTCTTTGAAAGAAGGGCTAAGTTATGGTGCAGTCTTTTGTATATTTCATTTACGTAAGTACTCTGTGAATCTTGAGTATCTGTTTTTAACAAATAATCGGTAATACTTTTACCAGAATCAGAATTTCTTACGTCTATGCCATGTGACTTTAATAACTCGTACATAATCTCATTTGACAACTTATTGTCATGTTTGGTGTTATGTATCTCGGTCATGTTCTTTATGATAATCCATATGTTATCATAATGATGTCCAATCATATCTACAAACTTTTCTAAGTTTGCATTGTCTTCATTATTTCTAATGAACTCTGGCATGGTATACCAAAGATAGTTATTGTTCCATGAATCAAATAAACTGCCCGTAGAGAGCATGTTTTGGTACCAAGTATTAGTAGCGTTATTAGAACCAATTAAACTCGTAGAAGCCAAAGTATAGGGCCTTGTAGAGTTTGTTTTGGGCCAAGAACTAGATCCAGATTGAAAATACAAATATTGCTCATAGTGGTCAAAATTGTTTACACTAGAACTTATTTGCATATCTACTGATGCAGTACTTATATTGTTTACGCCATTACTTGTTTTCTTTGCAATATATCCTTCTAGATCACTTAATTTTTGTTTAAAAACTTGAAGTCTTCTATTTGCTGAACCAAAGTTCATGAATTTAGCAAAACTATCTCTTTCAGTAATTGTATAATCAATATTAAGCTTTATGTTATTATTAGAAATAAGATTATTTATTTCCTGCAATGATGTAGCATTAATAAGACTAGTTAAATTATACTGAGATGTATTCTGGCCTGTTATTTGATACCCACTATTGATAGGTACATTAAAGTTAGTTCCTTTTAATTCTAAGCCAGGACTAGGGGTTATTACCGTATTTAGATTTACGCTGAATGAATTAGCTAGAGAAAGCTCTTCAAACAAGCTAATTACAGATTTACTTTCTACTTCTAATCCTAATGGCTTATATAACTTAATACCAATCTCTATCTGATTGGTAGTAGTATTTATTCTTGGTTTTAGATTATTTGCAAGATAAAAAGTTGATCCATCTATTTCTAAAATAAAATCTTTTATGTCCTGATTACTATCTAGTCTTGTTTTAAAACTAGTAGCATCATCTAGCAACATAGGATCATCCATCACTTTTACAATGATGATTTCATCTCTTTTTGAGAATATTTCTTTTATATAAAATTGAGGAGTATTGTTATTAAGAATTGGTCTTAATACTGAGTACTTCAATATATAATTACCTTCCTTAAATCCAAACTGCTTTAAATCCTCAACAGGATCAACTGATATTTCAGAGAAAGATCCATCTTCGTTAAGATCAGAAAATACAGTTTGAGAATAGCTTTGGTAATTTTGTATATTGGCAACTTCTACCCCATTTACATCCTGAATTGATAATAATATGGAATCTGTCTTTTGATTATACGATCTTTTTGAAAGAACCTCTTCAAGCAAATTACTATCCTTGGAGTCGTAGGATGACACCATTGATTTATTTGAAACGTTACCTACTACATTAATAATTGCCATCTACTATATTTTAATTGATGATGCGGTTGCAGCATCTAGTATTTGCTGTCTTAAAGATGTAACCTCGTCAATAAGAGCTTGTATACTATTATTTGATACATTTACCCCTAAATAATTTGCACTTTTGTCTAGTAAAACACGATGACTGTTTGAGTCTCCTTCTTTTGGAATGTCATAAAAAAGCTCATTGTAGATAGTAAAAAACTCATCAACAGTAGGTCTTGTTTGTGCTGTTATATCAGTTGTTGTATCAAATTCTTTAAATTCTCTATCTATTACGTTAGAGTAAGACTTGTCAATATAAACATCTTTGAGCAACTCTATCTTCTCCATTAGATTCTAATTTTAAAATAGCTCTTATTGTCAATCAAAACTGTACTTCCATTGATTGTTGTCTTAACAATTAGCTTATAATATCTTTCTGGTTGCAGACCATTCATGTATAAATCTACATAATTTCCCGTTGAATCACAAGATATTTTGTTTAGAGTTTCAAAATTAATTACAAACTCGTCAGTCTTAACATCCTTTAGTGCCCATTGAGATGATTTAGGTAGTGCTTTATTTGTAGAGTAAAAAGAAGATGTTGTAAATACTCTTCTTGGATATTGTTCTCTGCAGAATAATCTCATCCTAACAACTTCCTCTTGATTATATGATTCCTTTAAGTTTGAAACAGAAAGTAAAATATTAGGTGTTGTTAATACTGATAATGAGCCAGTAACATATGAAGAATCATCCCAAACAAACTCAATATGTGGTGGATAAACTGTATGTGTATCTTTTGAAAAGAATTTAATTGATGTATTTGATCCTGTTGTAAACTCCAATGATGAAGTAAACTTTAATATTATTCCTTGATTTGGTACTGATGCTGAATAGTGAGACTCTACAATATCACTTATATCCATTTTAATATCTTTGTTATCGGAATAAGCAAAAGATTGGCTAGCAATCAAAGTCGTATACCAAGAGCAACCACCAACATTACTTCTATAATTCATCTCGGTATAAGGATCAAGATGAGTTAATGGATTAAACCAAACTGTTCCTGTTTTTCTATTTGTCCAAGTTACGTCTTCTGTTATGTAAGGAGAATATAAAAACTTACCAATACCCATGTCCCATGATTGTGAGACCGCAAAAGCATTTACTGTGTATTTAAATGGTAGTTCTCTAGTTTCGGTATTATATAATTTAAGATATACTGTATAATCAACTCCTTTTACTCTATTAGCAAAAATATCAGTAATATCTGCTTGAGAAAACTGCATCAAAACCCTAGAAACTTCATTATAATTACTGCTTCCAGCAACATTTCTTATCTCTAATATCTCATCAAGTCCAGTATTTAAATTAGGAGTATCCGAGTATATTGTTGCATCAGCATCTGGAAATAATTTATATGAAGCCATTTTAATTAATTGTCTATTATTTTATAAATATTTGATATAAATATTATTTGGAAACAGATCTTCCTTTAATATCATTATCTAAAAATCTAACCTCAAAACAACTTGGGTCTTTCGGTGGATATATAATGTTATTCTTTGTAGCAGATTTTACATCATACCCATATGGTGAATAATCACCTCCACTTATGTTTACAACTTCTACGTTTGTCACAACCTGAACACCTTTTATTTTGCTGATAGTGTTGTAAATATCAGACATAACAATTGGTTGGTTAATCTGCCAGTTGTCAATAGCAAAAAATGTCTTAAGTTCTATAATAGAATTCATAATAACTTCAGATGCATTAAAGCTAGGGTAAACTACAATGTCAAAATTGACTCCTACATTAACATAGTAGGCATTATTTATCGTCAAAGTGTCATTTACAGCTCTATAATAGCTTAAATATTCCTTTAGGTTCTCTTTTAAAACTAAAGAAGGAACTGCTAATTTCTTATTACTATCATAAGCAAGGGTATATAAATTCAATAAAAGAGGGTCTTTGTCATCTTTTTCTATATGAACTTTAGAAATTGCACCAAATTCAGAAGGCATCATCATTGATCTAGCAATATAATCTCGCTTTGTGACCGTTCTTTCTTGCTCAGAAAATGAGTTTACAATGTTTAACTTAAGCTCATCTTTAGTGTCACCATCACGACCTCCTACACTTGGCTGATCATTTGTAATAGTTACGGTAGATCTTCTATCTGTTTCTGTTGTATATTTTCTTATAATATCCGCAGAATTAAATCCTGTTATTGTATCACTTGGAAGGTTTGATTGAATCCCACCACCAGTTATATATCTGACGGTTAGAGAAGTATTTCCTGGAGCTATGCCATAACTCTTACTTGATAGGTAATCAAATCTATTATATGAGTCAAATATTCTTGAAATACCAGCAACAGTACCTAAAGAAGCTAAGTCTGCATTTGGAAGTAATTCCTCTGTCTCTTTATAGTTAGTACCTGCTCCAAATTCTAGTACAAGTTGATTGTAATCAGAAAATCTAGAAGTATATCTTCTAGGAACCTTAACATATTTAAGCAAATAATCAGATCCATCAGTAGCACTGTATTTTGGATTGCTCAGCTTATTATTCTGAACACGTTGCATGATTGTATCTTGTGCAAGATAGGGAACCTCATACCATGGATTTCCTAAAGAATCAGTAACATCAAGTATACCAATAATATTCTCATCATTGATTTTTACTTGAGAATATTTCTGAGGAGATCCAAAATTAAAGGAAGTAGTTTTTATCTCTGCTGATATTACATTAACGTATTTTGTCAACGTATATCCACTTCCATTTTTTATGATAGTTGTTCCACTGCTTATGCTGAAATCAACCTCATCCATTGTTATAAATGATTGTTGAGTATTTGATTTAACTATAGTATTTTTAGGCAAAACAATAGCTTCCAATAAGTTCGGAGCTGAATTTAAAGTTCCTACATATTGAGAAACTGCAATTTCTGCAACAGATGCATATGTTACTTTTGGACGATATCCTTTCTCATAGGCCAAAGAAAACAAAGCTTCCCTTGTTCTAGCATATTGTACAAAGTTCTCAAGTATTTGATTATTAATGTAGAACGAAAGTACATCACCAATATACGATGCTTGCTCAATAAAAATATTTCCAACAGAGTTTGATGTGAAATCTCCATAGCTATCCGGAAAGTAGGTCTTTGTATACTCGGTTAATGAAGACTTAAAATCTGTAAAGTTCTTCCCTATATATGAAATATTTTTTGTTTCGTTTTTCATTTTTATTGTATACCTAAAGTAATTGAATCAACCGTATTGGATACCTGATATGTCATATTTAATAGCAAGGTGTTCTCGTAGTTGTCATCCATCATCAGACTAAATTCTAATATGTTGATCTGCGGAAAGTTAGCCTGTATCTTTGACTTAATTTCACCTTCCCTGTCAGAAATTGTACTTTCTGATTCAAATATTAAATTCCTTAATCCAAGTCCATACCCAGGATTTAACATTCTTTCACCTTGACCAGTTAAGGTATAGTTTATAATATTGGCTTTTATCTGTTCTTTGGTAGCATATACTGGCTTAAATACGTTTCCAGCGTTAAATAATAAACTCATCCCAACAATTTTGTTAGGATTAAGATCATCTACGTTAATATTTCTACCAATTATATACGCCATTATTCATTTCTAAAGTTTGCTAATTCAGCAGGATTTATTGTCTTTGCAAATTCGTCCAAGATAGATAAAGCTGGGTTTTTACCAGGTTGTGGTACAAATTTCTTAACCGGGGTATTGTCAATAAGACCCATCTTATTTGCCATTTGTGCTCTCATCTCTTGTTGATTTACACCAGGGTTTCTGTTTACATCCGAAGAAGTAAAGTTAAGGGTCTGTATAGACTCATTAATACGTTGGTTCTCAAGAAGTACTTCTCTGAATCCTTCTTTAACTGCCTCTTTGATTATTTTTTTAAAAGCTTTCGCATCCATAATTATAAATATTTATATTTTAAAATTGTTACCGTCTATTTTTAGTTTTAATTCTTCTACCAATACATTTGGATCAGATGTATAAGATAGTTTACTGGTGTAAGCCTCTACATTATCTGTGTCTAGGGCAACCGCAAAATGTCTTTTGTATCCACTTATTTCAAATTTAAGATCTGGATCCTCCTTAATAAAGAATCTGTAGCCCTTATAATCAGCTCCTTGAAGATATCCAAGAGGAATTGAATTCATTTGATTTGCTTCAATAGCTCTTGATACGTTTTCAGGATTCTCTATAACATCGTCAATTGAGTCTAATCTAAGCTTTAATGCCTTGATTTTTGATAGTATTGCTTCAAGTATTGGCAATATAATACCAATAATCAACAATAACTTAGAACTTATCTCTAGTATCTTATCAATGACATCCTTGACAGTAATTCTTGTATTAACAGCCGTTGTTATGGCACCAGGTACAATTGGACTAGGTGTAGCAGCTGTAACTAATGCACTGAGAGCTGTATACAAAACTTCTAATGCTAATAGTATAAATGTTATAACCTCGACATAAGATGCTATAGTATCCATCAACTTTATAATAAGTTCTAGATCTGACTCCATTTTAGTCAATCTATTCCTTGCCGCAAATATTCTAGCTCTTAATGGAATGATATCATCCTTGGACTTAGCATCATCTATGGCTTTAAGTAAGTCTTCATAGCTTCTAAATGCACCACCAAAGTCAGCTACAATCTCAGAAATCTTAGGATATAACAAAGCACTCATTATGCCTATTATCATGCCCTTATTAGCTTTAAAAAACTTTCCAGCTGCCTTTAGTTTATCAGCAAAACTCATAGACTTTAACTCAGCATACTTTTGTTTTAGATCAGCAATCTTCTTTTTTGTCTTTCCTTTTTGCTTCTTCTTTTTAGTGAACAATGGATCATTTTCAAAGAAAGATTTGCCTGCTACAAGAACAGATGTTCCTATTGCTACATAAGCAGTAGCTTTAGCAATATCACCGGTGGCTACACTAGCTACCTTTTTTAAATCTGGTTCAGGAACCGAATTCATATTCGGCTGAACATTATTCAGACTATCTGTTTCTGTTCCCATTTTACTCTATAAATACTTGTTCTGACAATATGGAATTTATGTCCTTTTCTAAAATTTCTTTTATATCTTGTTGCAATAAAGAAGCAGCTGCTGTTATATTTACTATCTCAGTTCCTTCTGGTCCATTAAATGATTTAGAAAGAGAATCAGTAAAATCACCTAATTTTTCGCATAATTTACATAAAACAAAAACTAAATTATCTCCTCTGACAGCGGCTTGACTTGGGGCCTGATTGTCTGCATTTTTTCCAATAAAGACATTATCTGAATTTATATGGGTATAAACTCCTGAGTTAAGAGTTAGTATTTTTTCACCATAAATCTCCGTGCTACGTCTTGAATACAACACAATGTCATCTACATGGGATAATATATTTACCCTATCTGATTCCATAACAATCTGATGGCCTTTGTATTTTCCAATAGCATCTGGTTTTGTATGATACTTTGTAAGATAGTTGGATCCCGTGGTTGGAAAGTTAAATTCATGGTTAGAAGTCATCCAGATAGTAGAACTTCCCGGTGAAACTGATTCACTTACATGATCTAAATTTTTGGTATCATACTGCCCATTATTGATAATAGTTCCTAAATCAGAAAATCTAATTGAGTTTCCAAATCTACCTTCTAAAGAGATATCACCCTTCTTTAATCTTAGTGGCCTTATATAATTCTTAATATCTTTAACACCAGTTGTAGAGTTATGTTGGGTGTCATTCCATGTATTTATAGGCCCTTTGTAATATACAAGTGGTTCTGAAAATCCATTATTAGATCCTACATTTTCAATCTGAACTAACTCTCCAGGTTGTGGATAATGCCTGAAGTTGGATGAATATGGCTTTGCAGGCTTAGCAATCTTTTCAAAATCATTGAAACTAAGAGATGATACCGTAGTTGATGAGTTAGCTGGTAGATAATAGATGTTTCCTATGCCTGCTTGCGATCCATTTTTCTTATAAATTTGCTTTGCAGTTTCTTTATTGTCTACACCAAGAACATCCCCATCACCAAGAATAACAGCTATAACTTTTCCAATGGTTGGTTTATTATAGCTGGTAGGGTGTTGGGTAGATATTTGACTTATGCTAGCTGCTAAAGTAGGCTCATTCATTAGGCAATTGTTGCTTATCTACTGGTTTTGAAACCTCATTGTTAATCGAGCTAACTTGCTTTAAGATAAGCTCTCTTTCTTCATCACTCATAGAAAAGTCATCGGATCCTGAAGAATCTGGTGCCATTGTTCTTTGAACTAATGTAGCCAGTTTAATCAAGTTATCATCATTCTTTAATGAACTATTTAGATAATTGGAAATCAATGGAACGACCATAATAGCAGAGTTTACCGTATCTCCGATCAATGGTTTAAGTTGATCAATCAATGCGGTAATCTGTTTGTCTTTATCTTTTG